CTGCAGACCTGACCCCCTGTCGTCGGCCCTTCTCCCCGGCCTTCCCGTCTACGGTCGCCCCATCCATCAGCATGCGGCGCACGATGCGCAGCGTGGTGGCTTCGGCCAGGAAGAATTCCTCGTTCGAGAGTTTCGCAATGGTGTCGTCGAAACGAAGCCGGCGGACTTCGCTCCAATAGTAGAACCGCTCGAAAAGCTTGCGGTCGCGTTCCAAAATAAGATCCTTGTTTCTCCCTCTTGCCATAACCGTTGTGTACGTTAACAATAATATGCAAAATTAATGAAAAGTCCCCGCAACAACAAACGTTGCGGGGACTTTTTTACATTCGGCAGAAGCTGGGCTCCACTTTTCGCCAAACTCCGACATCGTCGCGCCGATGGAAGTAGAAGTTTTGCGCATTGCGCTGCACCACATTGCTCTCCTTGAACAACTGCATTATCTCAGCGTATTCCGCATCGAACCGCGTCTCAAGGTCGTACAGTTTCGATATGCTCTTATAGTCCAAATCACCGCTTTTATTACGTTCCAACAGCGTCATCGCTAGTTGGTACATAGGGTCCTCAGTTCCTTTCTCCGTACTCTGCACATAACGCTTGAGATAGTCCACCAACCGTTCTGCCGCCATATCGGCGCGCTCGTCAAAGCCTTTCACCTTATTAGCTGCCACCGTCAGGCGGAAGTCTCCCACCGTCATGGTGAAACCGCCCTGGCTCTCGCTGCGCAGCTGACCGTATTCGGCCATCACGTCGCGGAAGGCGCGACTTTCGTTTTCCAACCATTCGCGAAAGCCACTCACGGCCGTTACCACATCGTTCAAGCGTGCCTGCACGTCTTGCGCAAACTTCGCGCGCAAGTCCTCATAGGCCTGGCGGCGGTTGTTCTTCTCCTCGTTAGCCTCGTTCTGCAGCGTGGCCAGCAATTCCTTCTTCTCCTCGGGCGAAAGGCCCTCAAGCATTTCCTTTTTCATCTTTGTTGTTTTTGTTCATTATAAAATTGTATTTCACTTTCAGCGTTTCGTGCGGACCAACCACCGTGCCTTGTTCATCGTGGTTCAATCCACCCTTGCGTTTGATGGCGCGCAGCTTTACGGTCAGTGCTTCGAGTTCGTCGACCGAAATGCGGCAAAAACGCTTGCCCATGATGCGCGGATGCAGACAGAAGGCGTCCACACAAGGCCATTTGGTGGTGTCTACGCCAAGCTGTTGCATCAACTTGAGCACCGAGCTGCGCCGCTTTTTCAGCTCGCGCGACGCTTCGTCATCGTCTACAACGCGTTTCATGTCGCGCAGCATCACGCGGTATTCGTCAGGGTGCATCTGGCTGAGGTGGTCGGTACGGCCTTTGGTATACTGATATACCAGCGTCTGCTTGTCGGCGTACGGCATTCGGGCCAACAGCGCGTAGAAGTGGCGGTAATTGAATTCGGGTGGCATATTGCTTGCTTTTAATGTTGTTTGAATGTGTCTACCTCTTAGCCCATATCCCCTCTTCCCTGAAGTCGGCGTAGTTTGCCCTTACCCGTGCTAGGCTTTCGGTAAGGCCGTTGGTCAAGTCGGAAGCTTCCAGAAGAGGCATACCGTCCATTGAAAGGTAGGTCGTGCCATTGTGTTCCATCAGCTGCAGACGTTGTCGTGCCTCGTGGTCGAGCAGCTTCACACGCCGAGCCTCTATTCTCCTTGCGCGCACCTCGTGCCATACTTGCATCCGCGCCATCATTGTTTCGATAATCTGTTTCATTGTCTTGATTTTTAGAATAAACTTAATTGGTCCCCCGTCTCCCGGACAATCTCCAACCAAAAGTTCGGATTGATTATGCTATGGAGCGTCTGCGGGTCAATATCGTTAAACCAATGCAGCCCATTGTTATCCCATTTCAGGGGAGAGCGCACCAAGCGCGCCGATATGTGACAGTGTGCAGCCCTGGGTCTTTCGGGCTGTCCCGTTAGCCATGATGGACGCGAGCAGTGACAATCATCAACGATTCCTACGACCTCGTAAACTCTGTCAACATAATTCGACTCGTGTCCAACCCAGTGCACCTTAAATTTATCTCCCTTGTGTATCATTAGTAACCTCGCTCCCCTCTGTTAAATAAAATCTAATCCCCATTTTCGCTGCCCGCTGCTCCAACGTTGCCGAACGGCGCGTGTCGGTGGTTATCGTGGCGTCCGACGATGCGCGGGGCACCACATAGCCACGTTTGCGAAGCCTGTTGCGCAGACATATTTTCGCTTTTGGGGCTTTCACCACGCGCAGTGCGGTCTTCTGTTCCAACCCGAAGGCCACCCGCCGGCGTTCGGCCATCACCGTGCGCTTGCGTGTCTCTGCACTCATCTGGTTTATTTTGGATAAAGCTTCCGCCGACAGTCGATCCTTATTTCCTATGCCAGGTTTAAACCGGTAGGCCTTGCCGTACTTCAGCAAATTGGCCTTGCCTGCGTTACCTTGCCCGCGGGTGGCTCGTACGGCGTGCTTAACAGCATTAGCCTGCATCGCACGTACGAACTCCGCGTTCTTCTCCAAACCCATTTCGCGCGCCAGGCGCACTGCTGTACGCAGCGACACCCCGAGGCGACATGCCACCTCTTCGTTCTTCGTATGGGCGAAATGCTCTTCCATCCATACCCGCTCCTCGTCCGTGAGCGTCATCTTTCCCCACTTCCCGCGTATCATGGCACATGCGTTTCGAATAAAACCTCTATTCCGCAGCTGCTGGCCACGTCAAGTTCCAGCTTCGCGCCCTTGCTCAATTCCCATCCGCGCAACATGTAGATCTTACCGCATTGCAGCAACATGCCGATATCCACGCGCATGTGGCGTCGCCAATCTTCACTATCGGGCAGTCCGTTGTCGAAGGGGTTAACTGGAGTAAAACCTTCCTCTCTCAACTTATGGGCAGCAGCTGCGAATGCAGCCTTGCGCTCGTCGATGTCGTGATGCGCTATGGCACCGCTGATGTAAATTCGCTTGTTGTTCATCTTCTTATTATTTTAATTTTGTAAAATCGTTTTGGAAATATCCCTATTCTCACGAACTGGGATATTATTGCTACTTTTGTAGCGTTAAATCAAACATAATTAAATATGAGCGTAAATAATCCTTTCTACGCGTTACTCTCCTCAGAGTACGCCAAAATCAAGTGTCCTGTCTGCGGCAATTCGCCCAGGTTGGAAATCTCGTCTTATAAAGAGTTCAGTGTGAACTTTTGCGGACACCATGAGGTGGAGCCACTCATAGAGGAGGCCGACCAAAGGTGCGTTGCAAAATCAGGAGCAGAAGCCCCCCGAACCATGCGGCTTGTCCCACCACCTAAAAAATAGCGTCATGTCGACGTTTATGTCCAGCTCCTGCTCCGGCAGGTCGGCGATAACCCCTTCCAGGTATGCCTTCAGTTCGGCAGATTTCATTGTTTTGTTCTTTTCCTGATAAAACAGGCCTGTTCTTCTCTTTCCCATAACTCCTTTATTTAATTGTTAATCACATGTGCGCGGCAAGGCTATTCACTCCCCTCTCCCCCTTGGAGAGAGGCTGGGGGTGAGGCTTCCGTTCCCATACCTCACCGCCCCCTCTTCCCAAACAACGAAGCCTTCCCCGTGATGTTCATTTTCACGCCCCATACAGAGCGCAACGAAGCCCGAAACGCGCACCTTAACGCCGGCAATGTAGCGAAGACGAACGGCAGGCTTGCCCATCGGTGCGCTCTTGTGCTCTTGCGATACGTATATAAACGTCTTCTGTGGAAAACGCGCCTTCAGTGCCATTGCCTCTTCGTATGTCCATTCGGCCACCTGAAAGCTGTCTATCACCACGAAACGGGGGCTCTTGTGCTTGGCCAGCCGCTCGGTGAGCGCGTCTATAGAAGTGTCCTCCACAATGAAGAAGCGGCGGTTTACCTCTTCCATGCGGAAGAGTTTCAGGCGACGTTGGAACGACTGGCGTATGCCCTCCTCGCCGCTCACATACAGCACGCGGCCGTATTCGCACAGCTTCTTAGCTAGCTGCATAACGAATGAGCTCTTGCCCTGGGCCGATGCGCCGCTGATGAACCACAGCTCGTTGAGTGCAGGCCGTCCGAATACGCGTTGCCACTCGCCATCCCAGGGCAGGGTCTTGTATCGTTTCTCACCAACTTCACGCGGTGTGTACGCTCTTGTCCTGGCCATCAGTTTGCTCGTTTAAGTTTCTCTATCTCTGTGTAAACGCGCCGAAGCCCTCCGCCCGTGCGGCGTACGATGGCGGCGATGTCCGTGCCACTTGGAGCGTTCACCTTGGCCACGATGCGGGCCTGCTCGGCTAGGAAGGCGTCGCGCTCGCGCCCATCGTCGGGCGTAACCTTCGAGTAGCGGTCGCCGTATCGGCTCAACATTTCAGTGTAGCCCACCTTCTTGCACTCGATGGAGCGGGTTATCTTCTCCTTCAATCCGTCGGCACCCATCATGTACCAGGCGCAGGCGCGCTCGGTGGCGTTCCACAGGGCTTTCAATTCGAGGAAGGCCTCGTATTGCAGGTCGCCCGCCTCGTCGAGGATGATGAGGGGCTGCTCGATGGAGCGCAGATAATACACCAGGTCGTCGTACACATCGGCATACCGTCCACGGGCGTTCACGCCGAACTCTGCTGCAATCTTGCGCACCAGCTTAAGCTTGGTCTTCACCTGGCTGCAATCGATGTACACCGCGTTTGCGTGTGTCTGCACATACAGGCGTGCGGTGAACGTCTTGCCGATGTTGGGCATGTCGCACAATATGCCGCTCGTGCCGCTCTGCTGGTAGAATTCCAACTGCGCCATAACGAACTGGTATACAGGCGTGCGTGCCGCCTTCCACTCGATGCTGGCTCGCAGCTCAACGCCCAGACGGCGGGCTATCGATATCCAATTGGCGTCGCTCAGCGTCTTATCGGTCTGGCCGTTTTTCAGTGCGCTGTACACGCTCGTGCTTATTCCCAGGCTGGCGGCGTGCTTTGCGTCGCTGGGGTAGTTCGTGCGGTTGGCGGCCACGGCTGCCAATATCCGCTGTTTGGTGTCTTGTGTCATGTTTAAATGCTGTTTTAATGTCGTTCGATTATCGTTAGTTTGCCGTTACGTGGCATCAACGCCGGCCCTGCTCCAGTCTGTCGCCATTATCGGGGGCAGTGGCAGTTCTTCCTCTTCCTCTGCCTGCTGCGTGGCCACCTCCCAGCTCTCCTCCTCTTTTTCCGCTCTTTTAGCACGTGTCAAGACGCAAT